ATGTCTAACGCCACTGATTCTAAATTCTCCAGATTTCTTCTGGAAAGCGCCAATGAGGCGATGGATGCTCTCGTCGATGGGGCATCCGAGTATTACAAGTCATTTATCGTTCTGAAGAGGCTCCACGACGACAAGGGCCTTCCTGTCGACGGGCAGCGTATGCAGGAGATGTCGGATCTCATCCAGTCGCTCCGCAAGATGCTCTATGATGAGCGCGCGTCGCTGCAGAGCAGGCTCGCCACCTTCGAAGACGAGGAGGCGGCAGAGGAGTACATCGCCGAACTCGATCTGAAGGCCGAGGCGGGGAGGACTCCACAGGAATGAAAGCTCTCGAAACGCTGAAGATGGATGCCGTCGAACTCTTCAAGGGGATGGCCGCCATTGACAATGCGGTCAGTACGGTGAGGTCCATCTGCGACAAGGCCGTCAAGACCGACCGCTGTGAGGTGGAGAAGTTCCTTCCGGACATTCTCAACAATCTTTCCAATGCCCATGCGTCATACAGCGCGCTGGCATCCATCCTGCTGAGCGTCGATGCCTATCGGATCGTCGGCGGGAATCCTGAAAATGACGGGGAGGCGGATTATGAGAACTGAAGTGTCTGACAGGCTTTTCAGCCTTCTTCTGGGTCTCAGGCAATGCTCCCAGCAGTTGCACCTCATCCGTTCGTCGATGAGTGCCGCCGAGCTCTCGTCCTCCAGGAACGAGGAAACTCTTGATCTCATCCGCCAGGGCCTGTATGAATCGTCTTCATTTGTGGCGGACATCATTTTTTCATCCTTTAATTCGGAATCGGAATGACAAGAATATTGAACTATGAGCAGGCGCATGCCTTCGATACGGCCGTGAGCCTCTTCGACGTGAGGGAACACGTCACCATCAAGCTGGTTGGACCCCAGAACGGAGCCAATAAGGCGGTGATTCTGCCTCGCAGCCAGTATGAATACAAGTTGCGCCGTATGGCCAAGCGCGGGGAAATCCCTTTGGAACTTCCCGGATATATGGTCATTGACAGCGACGGCAAGCCTGCCGCCATCTGCTACTTTATACCGCATTGATGAAGCGGGATGTGGATTATCGTTCGGCCCTGTCCTTTCGAGGACGGGGCTTTTTCTTTTCCTTTGCTGAAAATTGTATTGCTATGCTTTCAGATGAATTCCGAAACGACCTGCAGAAGGTCCTGTCCACCCAGTCCTCCGCTCTTCTCGCGAAGCAGAATGCCATCGCGGCCACTTCCCTGCAGAACCGCAGCGGACATCTGGCTGCGTCTTTCCGGAAGAAGCCGTCTATTACTTGCAATGGGGTGACGATGTCCTACCCGAAATATATCCGCTTCATCGACATGAAGTACGGCCCGGGCGGGAAGCGCAAGAAGAAGGTTCCCATCTATAACCGGCAGGTGTACGGATACCTGGTCGGCGGTGTGCGCCGCTGGCTGAACAGGGTCATCCCGGCTCTCATGATCCGTGCCATCGACGGGACGATTTCCGGACGGAAAGTGTGAATTTTCTGTCCTTTGCCGGCACCTGCCGTTTGGCTACTTTCGTGAAAAATTCGATATATGGCAGGAATAAAGAATGAGATAGTCAAGTTCATCGCCGACGTGGAGCTGGATCCGCAGCAGGCTGCGCAGTACCAGAAGAGCCTTGAGGACTGCGAGAAGTCCGCTGACGCTCTGCGCAAGTCCATCGCGGACACTACCGCGAAGATGGAGGCGATGCGTGATGCCGGGCAGGAGTCCACATCACAGTATGCGGCGCTGAAGAAGTCCCTCGAAGCGGACTCCAAGGCCCTGAAGGAAGCCGGGAAGAATGCCGACAAGTATGCCGAGGCCCTCGGTATCGGGTCGATGTCCCTCTCTCAGCTGCAGAAGCACGCGAAGCAGTGCCGGCAGGCATTGGCCAACACCCACAAGGAGGCGAATCCGAAGGTCTGGGCGAAGTACAATGACGAGCTGAAGAAGACCGAGGATCGTATCCGTGAGGTGAAGTCCGGAGGCGAGAAGACGGGCAAGGCGATGAAGGGGCTCGGCGCACAGATCGCAGGAGGATTCACGGTCGGGTCGCTGGCGGTGAAGGCTTTCGACGCTGCGGTCAACCTGGTGAAGAAAGGGTTCGACGCCTTTACCAAGGCTACGCAGGTCTGGGGAGACCGCTGGGCAATCGTCACCGACATGGTGAACGCCGGATGGCAGCAGTTCATCGCCAATATCGGGCAGGGCTCGAACGTGGTGAAGGGTTCCATCAAGGATGCGATGCGTGCGGCCAAGGAGGCGGCTCAGCTGCGTGACGAGCTGTTCGAGCGGACCAACTCCTTCAAGATGATGGAATCCGACGCGAGGGTTTACATAAACACCCAGACGGAGATCGCCAACAACTCCAGCAAGTCCGCCAAGGAGAGGATGGATGCCCTGGACAATATCATTGCCAAGGAGCAGGAACTGGCCGAGACGAAGAAGTCTCTTGCGGAGCAGGAGCGGACGGCCGCCATCGAGATGCTCCGCTCGCGCACGTCGATGACTGACGAGGAACTCAAGTTCGTCATTGACAATTATGAGGGCAACCGCGACCTCATCACCCAGGCAGGCGAATATAATGAGCTCCTGGAGAAGAGGTCATCAATCATGGCCAATTTCAAATGGGCGAACAACCAGGTGACTGTCGAGGCTAACGCCAAGGCTCTGGATGAGGTGGACAAGCAGCTCAAGGGCTGGGATGAGACCATCGTCGAGGCTGCCCGCCTTACCCGCCAGTACAATCTTGCCAATGATGATCTCGTGAATTCGTATGTCAATGCGACGCTTGCCTTCAAGCAGGCTGACGAGGAACTGACGGCAGCTTCGGCGGCACAGGCGAGGAAGCGGGGAACCCTGCAGAACCAGATTGACGCTGATGAGGCGGCCAAGAGGAACAAGTCATACCAGGACCGCATCAATGCCGCGCAGTCCACCTATGACAAGGAGATGCTTCTTCTGAAGCAGCAGCTTGCCGCCAGGCAGATGACCGAGACTGAGTACAATGTCCGGAGTCAGGCTGCTGAAGTCAGTATGCTCAACGCCAAGATTGCCATAAACCAGTCTTATGGCAAGGATGTCACCGACCTGCAGACGAAGATCGCCGACAAGCAGCTGGCTTCCCAGAAGGCCATCAGACAGACGCTTGAGAAGAACTCCTCCGAGTTCACCCAGATGCTGAAGAAGATGAACGCCGATGCGGAGGCGGAGGCTGACAAGCTTGTCGAGTCGTTGACTGCCGAGACGGCGGCCGAGATGGAGGCTCTTCTGGATTCTCTTCCGGAGGATGTCGATGTCGTGAAGAAGATCAGCCGGCTTGTCGATAAGGAGAACGGCACCGAGCCGGTCAGCAGGAAGGGGAAGCGGGCCAAGGCGGAGGATACGCACAAGGCGGAACTGGCGGATCTGGAAGACCTGCACGAACTCCAGCTCATTTCTGAGGAGGAGTATCTTGCGAGGAAGAAGCAGCTCAATGAGGATTATGCCAAGGCTGTGGCCGAGATAAATCTTCAGACCTGGCAGGATTCCCTGGATACGGCCAACCAGTTCCTGGATGCTGCCGGGAATATGGTCAATTCCTTGCGTGATGCCGAGCTGAACAAGCTTGAGGCCCAGATGCAGGCGGAGTTGACGGCCGCCGGCGACAATGCCGAGGAGAAGGAGCGCATCGAGGCGGAATATGAGCAGAAGAAGCTCGACACCCAGAAGAAATATGCGGATGTGGACATGGCCATCAATATCGCCAAGACTATTGCTGCAGGAGCTCTCGCGGCCATCCAGTCCTTTGCCCAGCTCGGCCCTATCGCCGGCGCCGTCATGGCGGGCGTCATAGCGGCCACGACAGCCGCCGAGGTGGCCAGCATCGTCCAGCAGCGCAATGCCATCAAGAACCAGACTGTCGGCGCCTCGGGGAATTCTTCCTCGTCTTCCGGTGTGGTCCAGACGCGTGAGGTCACTGGCTACTACGACGGCGGATATACCGGACGCGGTGGGCGGTATGAGCCGGCCGGCATTGTCCATCGCGGCGAGTATGTCGTCGCACAGCCGGAACTACGGGATCCGTCGGTGGCAAGGGAAATCGCACGTATCGAGAGGAAGCGTCTGTCGAGGCTCAGGGGCAAGTCCCCGTCCGTTCCGGGATTCGCCGAGGGCGGCTATACGTCAGGCGGCACGACATTGCCGGCCAATGCCTTTGAAGTCCTGCATGACATCTATTCCCTCCTGCGTGGCTACTTCGCCCAGACGCCTATGGCCTATGTCGTCCTCTCGCAGCTCCAGGCTCAGGAGGACTATCAGAAGAGGGTCAAATCCAAAATCTCATTGTAATGGTAAGAATATATACAGAGGCTGGGGAGTTCAGCCTTCCGGAGGATTTCTCGATTGAGATTGAAATCAGCAATCCGATGCTGTCGTCTGACGGCAGCGCCTCCATTCCTTTCACGGTTCCGGCCACTCCCGGGAACCTCGTGGCCGCCGGACGTCCTGACCTGCTTTCGAGGAGGTATTCTTTCCGGAACGGGGTCGAGTGCATCGTCCAGTATGGGGCATTCCAGATTCAAGGCAATCTGATGATTTCGTCCTGTACTGCGGATGAAATCGGCGGTGTCATTTCATTCTGCCAGAGCAAGGCATACTCTTCCGACAAGGACAGGAGCCTGAAGAACATATTGTCCGAGATGACGTATTATTTCGGGCAGACGAATCTGGAGACCTGTGTCGGCCTCATCAATGATTCCATGACCACCAAGGAGACGCAGCAGTGGTTTGACCGGCACGAGCTGGTGGCGCTGCCTGTACGCTGCAAGATTGCCGAGGGCATCGACATAGTGCTGAACGAGCTGGAAGACACCTCTGACGAATATGGCGAGTCTTTCGGTTCATTGGTCTACAAGGCCAGAAGCTACAAGTCGGGGGATTTGACCGTGAACGTGCCGGACGGCTACGGTGTGGCGGTGTTCCCGTATCTCTGTTATATCATCCGCGCCATACTGTCCGCGCTTGGCTATAAGGTGAAGCACAATGATTTCGATTCGAAGCCTTACGAGGACCTGGTCCTGCTCCATCCGTGCGCGGACCTCATCTGCCATGGGGGCAATGTCTATCTGCGCGACTTCGTGCCTGACATTACTTTCGGGGAATTCCTGACGTGGCTTGAGGATAAATTCGGGGCTTATGTCAATGTCGATGGTGATACTGCCGGCGTGTATATAATGAATGAGGTGCTCGATGAGGGCCCGGCGGTGGACGTCACAGGCTATATCCAGGAGGACGAGTTTTTCGAGCTTCCGGACGCTTCTGCAGTAAGGCTCTCGGCCGATACATCTCTTGACGGGGCTGCTCCGGTGGCTGCCACTTATACGGAGTTGATGAACAAGTTCAGGAAGTACACCAAGGTGAACACAGACATGGATATCGGCAAGGCTGACGGTCTGTACTATGCCGAGGCCACGGGGGATTTCTGGCAGAGGACGAACGGTACCCGTGCCAGGCTGGGCACTGATGCCTTTACCGTCTCAGGATGCTATTATTCGGAGTCGGAGAAGGAGAAGAAGCCTTCTGATAAGGCACTGAGGCACGACTATCACTATCATTACAAGCCGTCGCCTGTCATCCCGTTCATCGGCGACGCAGTGCACTATCATACGGCCGTTCAGGGGCAGGAAGAGAAGCAGGAACATCCGTTGATGGTGTGCTGGGCTTATTATGACAAATACTGGATGGGTACGGCCACCGGCTGGACTGGGCTTGCCGACAGGTATCCGAGTCTTTCCCCTCACGGGCTTTTCGCAAAGTTCTGGCGGAAATACAACACGCTTCTGCTCAACGGTGCTCCGGAGGTGTCGGTGACGCTGAATCTTCCAGTCAAGGTCCTGCAGGACTTGAATGTCTGCCGTCCTGTTCTTTACAGGGGCGTCCGTGCGCTCGTCAAGTCGCTCAAATATAGTATTTCAGATTACGGCATCGCTTTCGGGGAAGCAAAGCTCTGGATTCTTCCGGAGATCGAGAACCCGACCGACTGCCAGCCAATAACAATGTAATATGATAGAGACAAGTTATCCAGGTATAAGCTGGCTTCCGAAGTTGACGCCGCTTGAGATTAACACCGAGCCGGAGAACCGTCCGGAGGTGAGCATATATGAACTGCTCCGGCAGAAGAGCCTTTTCGTCGGGAAGTTGTGGCCGGATTTCTCCGGGACGCTGCTCATTGACCTCAAACCGCTGATCAAGGATTTGTTCGTGCCGTCGGTTCCGTCAGAGGTGCCGGCCAATCAGACGAATTATGTTTCCCTGAAGATGAGGTCTGATGACGATGCCGCCGACAAGTATGTCTATGCGGACGTGAACCTGTTTTCGGAGGATTCGCTGTCAAGGATGAGCGACGCGGACGAGTTGACGGTCCCTGAGGATTACATTCTCCCGATCGCTTATCCGGACGATGATGCCATCATGTCGGCGTTCATCGAGACCAGGTCCGGCAAGATAGACATCAAGGACAGCATTGTTTTCGGTTCCGGCGACTGTACTGGCCAGTATGCCATGCTGAAGCCGATATCCGCATTGCATTTGGCCGGCGATGACACTTTCAGGGTGCGGATCTCGACGGACAATGCTCCTGACCTCCGATCTCCTGTATATCACATCACATCCCGTCCGATGGAGCAGTATCTGTTCTATAACCGTCTCGGAGGCTGGGATAACATAGCTATGGGCGGCCGCAGGACAGTAACGCCCGAGATGGATTTCAGCAATCATCTGGAGAACGGGTTGCGCAAGCAGACGCAGTGCAAGGTCACGCGCAAGTATATGCAGAATTCCGGCTGGATGACATTGGCTTCGGCCGAGGCTCTGGTCAGCCTCCTGTCCTCTCCGGCGGTGTATCATCTTGTCGGTGGGGTATGGCGTCAGATTGTCGTCGTGTCCACGGATATAGTCATTGAGGATGATGCCTCCCAGCATAGCCTTTCATTTACTTACAGTTATTCAGAAGAAGATTGATATGGAAAAGATTACACGCTTTGGGATCTTGATGGACAGTGACATCAAGATTGAGGTGATACTGAGCAATCTCCCGGTCGGAAAGACTATGGCCGACATTGATTTCAGTGTCGTTTTCTCTACGGCCAACGGGAGTCTCCCGCTGGCGAAGAAGGACCTTTACACTATTGTTGACGGGGACGATACCAGGTATGTCGCCTGTTTCAACTCGTCGAAGGTCGGCAAGGGTGACGTCATCATGACCGTCACGGCCAACATCCCGGATGAAGGCTTCGAAGGGGGCTTCCGGAAGGATGTCGTGAAGGCTGACACTAAGGTTACCGTGCTATGAGGGCGTCGGCAGTCATACCATACAGGCAGGTCGCTGTCTCCGTCTCCGTACTTACGACGGGGGCGGAGGCACGTCTGCTGAGCCGGCAGTCGCAGCCGTCTCCTGTGCCGCATCGTCAGATAATGGCCATCGCGTCTGTATTGCTTGGCTTGTGTCTGGTTCTGGCGTGCCCGGAGCAGACTGCCGTGTGCGCCAGATACATCGAGGAGATCAGCCTTGACGGCGGGGTCCTCACTTCCAATTTCATAACAAACGACGGCCTGTTCCTGCTGACGGCTGACGGCCGTATATTTTTCGTCAGACAATGAAAGCGACATATCAGAGTCAATTCACAGGGCCTGAGATAGACCAGATTCTGTCTGAAGCCGTGCCGCACGTCAAGGTCAACCCTGCCGGTTACAAGAAGCTCGTTTCTTCCGGCAAGGTGCTTCCTGACGTGTGGTATTGTGTCTATTCGGACGCCCAGTTCCTCGAACTTGAGGCGATATACATCGGTGAGAATCTTCTTATCAATGTCAAGGATCGTTATGAGGGGCTGATGAAGGAGGAGCAGCTTACCGAAGAAGAGTATCTGAAGTTGCGGGCTGACCGGAAGGTGGTTCCTGGAACGTGGTACTCCATATATAGTGACTATGCTCACAAGAACCTCACGGCCGTATATAATGGCAACAAACTCATTCTGAAGGGCAATGATAAAGGGTCTTCAGGCTTCCCGTACACATTCCCCATTACTTTTTAACAATTATAAATTATGGCAACAGATTTATCATCTATCACCGAGAAATTCGAGAATGGCGGCACCGATGAGAGTGGGGTGTTGACCGCCGACGAGTTCAACCTCCTGCTGAAGGCCATCAAGGAGAACCAGGGTGGCATCAAGAAGATCATCAGGAACAATGTCGAATATGTTCCTGACGCCAACGGTACTGTCAAGATGACTATCCTTTCGGACAGCGACCTGCCGTCCGTCCGTCTTCAGACTACTGACAGCCGCACGGCCATCATATCCACTGACGGTACGGTTAAATTACATTTGCGGTACACTTCCGTATATACCAAGAACGGAATATCGGAGGACTCCGGCCACGACGGTCTTCTGGTAATACAGCGGAAGACGGCTTCCGACAGCGACTGGCTCAATGTGGCTTCAATCTCCATGACGCCGTCTCCTTTCGAGGACGAGAACGCTTACCAGGAGATTGATGTCAGCGATTACCTGCTTGACGGGGATCAGCAGCTCAGGATGGTGGTGACCGATGTCGAGATGAACGTGTCGTCATCGTATCTGACGTTTGCGTCGGTGGTCAAGACCCGTCTGGCGCTTGATTTCATATCCAACTGGCAGAATGCTGTCGATGGCGGGGCTGGGGCTTCGACCATCCTTTCATACGTCCTGTATGGCGCCGTGGAGAAGGACCTGCATCTGAAGATATCCGGAAAGACATCTTCAGGGGCTGATGCGACGCGTGAGATTGTTCTTAGCAACTCCTCCATTGCAGGCTATACGGGTACGTCCAATCCGTTCCATTATACGCTTGAGGACTCTGCCGGCGAGCCGTGCAAGGTGCTTTCGGTCCATGGCGTCCATAGTATCGAGGCCTGGCTGGAGGCGGTGGCGGATTCTTCCATACAGTCAGAGCACGTCACGTCGCAGATATTCGTCAATGCGGACCCGGCTGACGGGAAGAGTTACCTGCTCCTGCAGAAGGTGGCCAAGACGGTGACGAACTATGTCACAACCGATATCCTGGAGTATGGAGTCTTTACTCCGGACGGGGCTTCAATCCCGCTGGATTTCTCCGTCGGCAATTATTCCGGGGACAATACATATTTGAGATATTCTGCCGTGGCCACACCTGGTGTCCAGTACAAGTTGCACAACACCGTGGAGATCGAGGGGGATTCTTCAGACAGCATCACAGCATATTTGCGCGTTGATTCTGATGGCCGTGACATGCTTACCCCGTCCATCGGTTCCGAGCTGTACGCGATCCAGGTGGACAACAAGGAGAATTTCGCACCTACGTCTGGCGCGGACTTCTTCATGAACCCGAAGGTGAGGAACAATTCCGAGGACAACCCTGCCACGATTCAGAACTCCGCCCAGGGCAATGCTGCTGTAGGTGCGGCATTCAATGGATTCGGCTTCGTGAATGACGGATGGGTGACGGATTCTGACGGGCAGCGCTGCCTCAGGATTCTTGCCGGCCAGAGTCTGGACATCTCTTATGAGGCGTTTCAGGCGTACATCGATGCGGGAAAGAAGTATAACAACCAGAAGGCGTCTGTCACCATCGAGCTGGACTTCACGGTCAGGAACGTGACCAATGAGGAGGATCCTATACTGAAGATCTGTTCATATCTTGCTGCTGACGGCCTTCCGCTCGGTCTGGAGCTTCGGCCGTTGGAGGGAGTGTTCATGACGCGCTCCCAGAGGACTGAAGGGCAGCAGAATTTTGCTTGGTCGGAGGGCAAGAGGACCCATCTGGCCATAAACTGTTATTATAACCTCGGTGCTGCAGGAACCAACGAGACGCAGGTGTCTTATGTCAGGATCTTCGTCAATGGAGGCATCGAGAGGGAATTCCTTTTCGACCATAACCGTTCGAATGAGTTCTGGCAGAATGATGAGGCGGGCAATCCGTCTTCGCTCGGCATCCGGATAGGGCAGGATGGGGCAGACATTGACATCTACGGCATCCGTGTGTATCAGAAGTCGCTTTCATCCCAGGACATCCAGCAGAACCGTGTCAGCGTATTGCCTACGGCAGCCGAAAAGCTGGTATTCAAGAGAGAGAACGATATCCTCCAGGACGGTGCCATCTCATACGCCAAGGCTGCGGCCAAGTATAATGTGGCCGTATGGTATGGTTACAATGTCTCCGGCCACAATGCCGACACGAAAGCGGACAAGAAGGGCAGCCTGTATGTCCAGATGCGTGATGATTCCGGGGCCATCGACAAGGCCCATTCCGGCAATCTTACCGGCTTGAACCAGAAAGGCCAGGGCTCAACTTCCAAACAATACTATGAATGGAATCCTCAATTCCAATGGAAGAGCGCCGAGGGTTCGTTCGTGGATCTCAACGGAGTGGACCACGGCCAGAAATACCAGCTTATGGACGGGGTTCCTTGGGCGAAGAAGCTTGTCGGAAAAATCAATTACGCCTCTTCGATGCAGAGCCACAAGCAAGGTGCCTGCGAACTGTATAATGACCTCTTCAGACGCATCGTCACGGACTGGTCAGTCAATAAGGAGGAAGGGTTTGAGGACACGAGGGTGGCCATTATTGAGCGGCCACTGCTGTACTTCGTGCAGACTCCGGATGATACGCAGCCGGTATTCCAGGGGTTGATGACTTTCGGCCCTGGCAAGGCGGACAAACCTACTTGGGGCTATGACAAGAAGGTGTTTCCGGATATGTGCATGATGGAGGGCTCTGACAACAACTTCCCGCTCACCGATTGCCGTGTACCGTGGGATGACTCCGTGAAGTACAATGCCGATGAGGAATACTTTGAGTATAACGGTGAAGGCAACATTGACTTCGATATGGGCCGCACCCACGAGGTGGATGACGGGGCAGGCGGCACTTCCGATGTTCCGGATGATGATATCGTGGAGTTCTACCGCAAGGCCTGGAACTGGAACTACAGATGGAACTGTCTCATCAATTTCTATGACGGTACTGTCGAGGATCTGAAGGCGGACAAGTCTGCCAACACGAAGATGGCCTACTGGGTGACAAAGAGTTCTGACGGGGCCAGACAGTTCGACCTCTTCAGAATTGACTACAAGGGGAAGGACGAGTCGAACAATGATATCCTCGAATGGGTTCCTGCTTCTTTGGAGAAGAAAGACGGCCAGTGGCAGACATTGAACCTGATGGAGGATACTCCGGTGGCCAATACGGCCATCTGGTCGGAGATGAACGATGAATTCATCGCGGCAAGGGCTGCCAGGTGGAAGGCTGGCGTCGCGGACTACTGGTCAGTGAAGTCGATTCAGTTCTACCAGATGTTCATCAAGCTTCTTGCCGGCACGGATAACCGCTCTAAGAATACGTACTATGTCCTGGATCCGAAGACGCACAAGCTCCATCTTCATTCCGATGACCTTGACACAATCTTCAAGACGAACAATACCGGCTGGCAGCTTAAACCGTACTGGCTTGAAGAAAGGGATGCGGACGCTGCGGGGAATACATACTGGGAGGGCCAGTACAATGTCTTCTACGATCTCGTCGAGAAGGCGTATGCTGATGCCTTGCCGCAGATGATGAAGACTGTCCTGACGACAATGGCCGGGCTCGTGGGTTCCGGCCAGAAGGACAAGTACGGCAATCTTATACCGCAGACCCCGGAAGGGTGTATTCAGAAATACTTCTTCTGGATCCAGGAGTATTTCCCTGCCACGGCATACAATGAGACCGCGCGCATCCGTTATGAGGCGGCGCAGCTCGCCGTGGCCAAGGGTGATTTTGTCTCTCCTTCAGGAATCAATCCTATCACGCAGAGCATCGGCGCGCAGTTGGAGAGTGAGCGGCAGTACATCAAGCGCAGGATGATCTATCTCTCATCATTCGCCGCCTATGGGGAATTCGATGCCGGCACGACGACCGGGGCTCTGTCCATCCGAGGGATGAAGACTGTCGAGGGAGCTGACGCGCCGATGGTTCTGACGATCAAGACTCATCAGTGGCTGTATCCGACGGGTGCGACCGGACAGTCGCTTGTGAATCCTCACGTCCGTCTGGCACCAGGAGGCCGTCTTGTTGATAAGAATGGCCAGCCGTATGGGGATGAGGGCTATGCCTTCAATATCGGAACTATCGTGGGAGACACGTCCTGCAAACTTTCAGGAATCAACTATATGAGCAGTATCGGCAATGTGTCTGCATTGTCGGTGAATCCGGCGTATGCGTTCACTGTTTCAGGCGAGCGCTTGACGGAATTCATCGCGGAGCCTGCTGACGGTGTGTCTGCCCAGTTCCGTCCGTCTAACCTTCAGGTGGCCGCTCCGAATTTAAGGACATTGTCCATCAAGGGATGCTCTCTGATTTCCGGAGAACTCTCATTGTCCGGGCAGACCAGGCTCCAGACTGTCGATGTGAGGGATTCTGGCGTCGTCAGCGTTGTCCTTCCGGAGTCTGAAACAGTGAAGACTGTCCATCTGAATTCCAGGTTGAACGAACTCCGTCTGGCGAATGTCAGGAACCTGTCCACTCTGACAATGCAGGGGTATTCGTTCCTCAGCCAAGTGCAATTCCTGAAGAACCACGGTACATTCGACTCGCTTGCCTTCCTGAATAGTTGCTTTGCTGCAGGTGCTCCGGTGACAATTCTCCAGGCTGAGGGTATAAGCTGGCCGAATATGCAGCCGTCAGTGATGGAATGGATTACCAACATCACCAACTGCCGCCTGTCCGGTGAGATATCGGTGGTCGGTAATACTTCTGCAGTAACGTTCGAGATGAAGCGTATGATGCTGAGGAAGTGGGGGAATGTCGATACCGGGGCTGATGGGCTCCTTATCACATATCCGCTTCGCGAGATTGTCAATTCATTGATTTCAGGTCCTGATACATTGGCTGAGGCCGGCTCGTATGGCTACAAGATCACTCCGGCCACTCAGGGAGGAATATCCACAGCTTTGGGTAACAATTTCAAGAGCATCTCGTGGAATCTCAGCCAGAACCCGTATGCGTTTATCGATGGGGATGGTGTTGTCAAGGCTGTTTCTGTTGGAGCCGAGCTTGAGGATGGCTCTGGACCTGAAGCCACGTTGACCTGTACTATCGCACTGCTTGACGGGAAGGTTGTCACGGCCACCAAGATTTTGAGGCTGTACGACCGTTCCGCAAGGGTGGGAGATTATGTGTTCTATGACGGAACCTATTCGGATAAGTTCGACGGCACGAAGTCATGTATCGGTACCTGTTTCTACATTGATCCGGAAGATCCGACACATCGCTTGGCTGTGGGGTTGGAGAACTTCCCGGCCGTTCCGTGGGGATTGTTCTCGCACAAGGATTATCCGGATTACTCTATTGACGGGATTGAACTGGAAAGCGGCTACGATGCCTATGATACGCCGATGAAGAATATCTACACATCTGGCCTCGTAGCAAACGAGGAAGGCGGGGAAAACGGTTATCTGTCGGATGCTACGTACAGGGATGAGTCCGAATTGGGAGACAAGGACGGATTCCGCAAAATGGCCGCTGATACAGCTTGCTCTCTCATCGGGTGGATTGAGCTTACCAAAGACCTGCTCGGCCATAAGAAGGGGGAAAAGATGCCTTGGGGTATGTACCAGACGCTTGAGGTAATCAATCACCGCGATAGGGTGCTGCTTGAGACCGGCCATGAAGTTCCGTCGGCCACTCAGGACAAGACGGAACTTCAGGTCCTCGATTCTTTGCTTGATGCGATTGTTGTAGAGGGCGGTGCGCCGAAGTACAAACAGTTCTATTATCCTATGGTGTCTCGTGTATATGCTTGGCAGCCGACGCTTTTGCGACCGAATGAGGTGCTTGCGGACAAGTTCAAATCCCATAACTGGTTTTTACCTTCAGAAGGCGAACTTGCACGTATCGCCTGGTACTATATGAATGGTGTTGCAGGCGGGGAACATGGCATATTCAAGAATGCTATTGCCGACGGTATTATGAAGGATTTTGGAGCCAGCTGGTTTGGTTCTTCGTCGGAGTCTTATTCTGGTAGCGAGTGGGTCGTCAACTTTGGCTCCGGCTATTGCTCCGGCACGAGCAAGTATACTTCTTATGTCAGCAGGGCGGTCGTGGCATTTTAATTTTTTTTATTTTTTGTTACAGGGCTTTTGCCCTGTAACGGAAAAGACTTACCTTTGGCGAAGCCAATTTTTTATGTGGTAATTTTATGAAGGCAAGGCAATCTTCAATATACCGGAGGCTCGAAGAGCTTCGACTTTGGGCGTCGGCCCTTGTGGACCGGCTTCCAAAGAGTTTGTCTTTCCAAGTCGAGGGTAAGGCCATATTGGATGACATTAACAATGCTCTCCTTGTGACCTCTTTCGCCCTCAAGTCACCAAAATTAAGCCAGGAGTTACTTCAGCACATCAGCACCCTTGAGGTGTACCTTGCAGACCTTGATAGCCACATCACGGGGCTTCGTGAGAGGGCCAAAATGCAGAAGGAAGTGAATATGAAGTCTCCTTTCCTCACGAAAGACCAATATGCGACATTTCTGAAGGATATGACGCTTATTGGGATTGAAGTCAATAGATGGCGCAAGGCTAACGATGGGAGCAAATCCCCGGGCGGTCAGCAAGCGCCAGTATTTGGGGCTGGAACTGTTCCTGATTGATTGCGATTATGATGGAACGGGACTTGTTGTTGAATGGGCGCGGTACTGGGCCTTTGGGCTTAGTTATTTCACCAATCCGCGCAAAGGCGTCCAGCTGGTTTGGTTCTTCGTCGGAGTATAATTCAAATAACGAGTGGATCGTCAACTTTGGCTCCGGCAATTGCAACAACACAAACAAGAATAATTCTAATGTCAGCAGGGCGGTCGTGGCATTGGATGAACAAGTCCTTGTTGGGTGGATAACGGCTTTTGAGGATTGCTGTCTTCATAAAAAGTCAAGTGTGGACTGTACGATGTACCGGCTCGACTCCACATTTGATTTGGTCATTCTTGCGGCACAGGTTGAAATACTTCGTGATTATAGTCCTGGAACCAGCATCTGTTTCTATGTCGCATATCCTAAGGTTAGGGAGATATTTGCAGCCGCTTTCCGCGACAGGATTGTGCAGCACTGGATTTGTATCAGGCTGGATCCGCTCTTCGAAGAAAGGCATCATGAGCTTGGCGATGTGACGTATAATTGCAGGGTAGGCTTTGGTACGATGGCCGCTGCGGAAAGAGCCGCAAGGGATACGGCTGCAATGACGAACAACTATACCGAAGACGGCTTTGTCTCCACCATTGATATATGGTCTTTCTTCATGACTATCGACAAGAATGTCACGTGGAGCCTCCTTGAGGCTTTTATGAACGCTAATAAGGAGAAGATTATAGAGGCGCATCCGGAGACGAATATGCAAGTGCTCGTCTGGCTTGTCAAGATGGTGGTGATGCACTGTCCGCAGGATGATTGCAAGTTTCGTGGGGACCAGAATCTCAGGAACAAGCTTGAACCGTGGAAGAGCCTTTTGAATACGCTGAAACATATTGGACTGGCCATCGGGAATATCACGTCGCAGAACTTTGCCAATTTCATACTGTCCTTCATTGACGAGTGGGCAGTATCTTTCTGCAATCCTCGCGGGATGGTGTATGTCAGATTTGTTGATGATATGTTCGTGGCCGCCAAGACGAAGGAGGATATATTGGAATTCAGACGGGAATTGATTTGGAAATTGAAAACGCAACTCCATCAGAAAGTTCATCCGCGGAAGTTCTATATCCAACCGGCACGGCACGGCGTCAAGTTTGTCGGGCGTGTCATTATGCCGGGAAGGACATACACGGGGAATCGGACAGTAGGCAACTTCTATAATGCGATTGATAAGTTGGATGCACATTGCGGCAAGATGCTGAAGAAGGGCACGTCTGTCGATTCCCTCATTGAACTTGAGCACTTGTCTTCATCGGTCAATTCCCTTTATGGCTTCCTCGTGCATTCGGCATCATTCAAGATCCGGCTCCGTGGAATCAGTAAGCTGCGTCATTTTTGGAAATTCGGGTATATTGCCAATGCGCATGTGGCCAAGATCAAGAATCAATATAAGTTACAGAATTATTTAATACAGAAACGAGATGAAGAAAACAGCGAATATGCGGCCGGAGGCTTTGGAGGTCGCCTACAACTCATTCCGTCAGAAAAGCCATATAATCAATTTCGACGTCGTAGAACGAGAAGACGGAACGTTCGAATACGAGTCGGCCACCATCGGGCCAGGGCAATTCGACCGCGACCATATCATATCGGCGATTGTAAGATGCCGTTATGACCAGAACAGAATGGAAGCGATTCAGAACAACTATCTTCTCGTTATTGGTTCCGGCCAGAAAAATGAGGCAATTGAAGAGGAGTTCCGCCAGATGAGTGAATGGCGGGATATGGCCAAGTCGATAGCTGACAGAATCCTGGAATAGGGATTTTTTGTCCTTTCTTTTGAGGCTCTATGTGACTACTTTCGCGGTTAGTTACATAGAGCTTTTTTGTTATGAAAATAGAAAAAACCACGAAATTGACGATTCAAGTGATATTGTCAGTCATCTTGGTCCTGTCAGGTATTGTTTTGCTCTTTATGGGCTTTGCAGTTGCGCCACAGGGGCAAATCCACGATTCTGTACTCATCGGTTCAGGTGAGACATTTACCTTTGCCGGCGCCCTGCTTGGCATCGAGTATGCCGCAAAGACAGCGGTCTTGAAAATCAAGCAGGAATTGAAGGATGAAAGCGGGCAGTAAACTCCTGATTGGGATTGTCTGTGTCTCTTTCGTTGTCGGGTTGGCAGTTGGCTCCTGGTCGACTGCCAGATATATTCGCGGCAATTCCACTGAGAGGTCAGATACTTCGTATGTCTCAAAGACAATTGATTTGCCTGTCCAGGACGCAAGCATTGAAGAACTCCACACTGAGTCTCACATATCCATCCCGGCAGCGTCTATAGTAGCGGCTGAAGATACTTCGGCGATTCTGGTACATAAGGATTCTGTCATATATCGTGGTGTCGAGCAGGTATCAGGGATATCGTATGTCGCTACGGTTACCGGATCTCGGCCGCAGCTGGAGGGGCTAAGGCTTACCGTGCCGGAAAGACAGATCACAAAGACGATTGTCAAGCCTCTGTCCGGCTGGGCTTATGGAGTCTTTGGGGACGGGCTCTATGCCGGACGCCTCGATCTGAGGGCTGGGGTTTATGCCGCATATACATCAGGACCATTCAACTTCCATATTGATGCCGGCGCTTATTGGTCAGGTATCGGTCCGTCACGATCCGTCAGCCCTTATATAGGCTGCGGTGTTAGAATTGAACTGTTCAGAAAGAAATAATTGCTTCCGGGGTATGAAAAAGCCCCATCCAAAATCTGTATAAGATCTCACCCAAATACAAATAGCGATAGACGCAAGGACGGGGCTGTGCCTCTTTCTGTGTCATATCGCTATTGTTTTATATTCAGGTGAGATGACACAAAGATAATAATTATATCAACATCAAAATCAAAAAGCAATGAACAAGTATTATCAACTGCTTGACAAGGTTCTTCTGACAGGGAAGCAGCAGGAGAACAAGAAGGGGCGGATTCACTATCTGCTGAACCAGCAACTCAGTCTTACCCCGGCTGACCTGTTGGACATTTTTGAAGGCCATTCCATCGCCAGAAAGAAACTCCGTAAAGAACTGGAACTGTTCACTTCCGGAGAGCGCCTGACGGAGAGATATCGGGAAGCCGGCATCAGTTGGTGGGATTACTGCGGGCCGATTCTCGTGAACTCATATCCGACCTATCTGGAAAAACTTCCTGGTCTTATAGCCAAAATCAATAAGGAGAAACGGAATTCAAAGAATTATGTCCTGTTTCTCGGTTCCACCGATGCCGAGAGCAATCAAGCGCCTTGCTTGAGTCTCGTGCAATTCCAGATTGATGATGGGAGGCTTGTCATTTCCGCATACCAAAGGAGTTCTGACGCTAATCTTGGATTGCCGTCCGATATTTATCATCTTTACCTGATGTCCAGGCAGATAGATCTCCCATTGGAATCCATAACCCTCAATCTTGGCAATGTCCATATATATGACAATAATGTCGAACGTACGCGCTTGTTGCTTGATGGGAATGAAGATGTGAGGTTCGACCTTAATGTCTGACAGTTCTGAAGGGTTTTGTACTTCGGAACTTTCTGAACTGCTTCAGAACTGAGGATTCCTTTGCATATCAAGCAATTGCACCCTTCAGTTCTGAAGCACTCTTAAATGGCCTCATTTCCAAAAGGGAGTATGTTTACTTTCTTGAGTTCCGTATTGGCTTCAGGGAGATCCCCTACATATATTGCCGTCATAGCGACCGAACTATGATCTGCCTGCTTCTGTACTAAGTTGATAGGTATCTTTTTAGTGAGCATCTTTGTCACTCCGGAATCTTTCAGGCCGTAGAACTGGAGGTCCTGGTCGAATCCGCAGGCCGGGCGCACATACGTGTCCCAGTATTTTGCTATTTTTCTGCTGCATATTTGTGACTTCCCCGGGCAGAATTTATATGAGCTGCCGTCACAACTATCACTGAAAAGGTATAACCAGCCATTGGAGTTGGACAGATTGAGGATCCGAAGAATCGGGACAATCACGTCCGGGATGGTTCTGAAACTGTCATTGTCGTTCTTGGCTATTTCGCTGCGTATATGTACGACTTGCTTGACGAGGTCGATGTCATTGCACCTCAGGGATACAATTTCCTTTGGCCGGAGAAAACAGCAGTAGCATAGCAATGCCATGCACAGGTAGTTAGGGTTGTTCTTCCCGAGAAATTCGAAAAGCGTATTAAGCTCGCGGTCGGTGAATATGCGGCGTTTTTTCTTTGTGAGTTTCTTCGGCTTCCGTTTGATTCTGTCAAACGGGTTGTCTGATATGAAGTCGTGGTCAATCATCCAATTGAAGAGCAGCCTGAAGAATATGAGGTAATTGTTGTATGTCCTGGGGCTGATGTCCTTCCGTGCTTCGACATCATCCATTAGTTCCCTCGCCACCTCATAAGTGATTGCGCAGGCATAGGCATCTTCAGATATGTCTTTGTTCTTGAGCCACGTCTTGAATGTCGAGATATACGAACGATATGAGCGCATTGAATTCTCTTCTGCTTCTTTTGCCTTGACCTTCAGGAACAGGTCGAGCGCATCAAGCAGCTTGGTCGTAGCCCGTGGGGCAATTGACGTGACGGCAGGATTCCAGCCGAGCGCCAGTCTCTCGTTGATGGTGTTGACGAATGCCCTGGCTGAAGCTCGCCGTTTTGTCTGCTGTTTGATTCGGTTGAATTTTTTCCGGTATCTGACCATCTTGTTGGTTACCGGATCTTTGACGTACCAGACTACGACCCATTCCTTGCCTTCAGAAAGTCGTGCCGGCACATAATCGACAAAGGGTGTTGGTTTTAAGAATGACAT